GTCGATGAAACCGCAGGTGTTGACCACCACGACATCGGCGTCCTCGTAAGTGGACACAACGTCATAGCCTTCCATGCGCAACTGGGTAAGGATGCGCTCGGAGTCGACCAGTGCTTTGGGGCACCCTAGCGATACAAACCCTACACGTGGATTATTACTCATATACTCATAACCTGCAGGGTTCGCCCTGGCCGAATTTCGTGGCGCGCGATTCTAAGCGTTGATCAAAAAATGCGCAAAAACAATTGTCGCGAACAAGTATTGTTCTCATGTGTAGGGAGTGTCAGGGAGTGTCCGCTATTGAAGCGCTGAAAGGACGTGAGTACGTCTTTGGACGTGTTAGAACTGCTGGTGTTTCACCATGAAAACGACCGGTCAAGTTTATAGCTACCTACGGTTCTCTGATCCGCGCCAAGCAACAGGAAGCAGTGCCGATCGCCAACTTGCCTATGCTGCGTCCTGGGCTGCAAAACGAGGCATGGCGTTGGATGCCACACTGACATTAAAAGATGAAGGATTGTCTGCCTACCACCAGCGTCATGTTAAACAAGGGGCATTGGGGGTTTTTCTCCGGGCGATCGAGGACGGGCGGATTGCCAGTGGATCAGTTCTGGTGGTGGAAGGCCTGGACCGCTTGAGTCGAGCGGAGCCTTTACAGGCCCAGGCTCAGTTGGCGCAGATTATCAATGCGGGCATCACAGTTGTGACCGCAAGCGACGGCCGCGAGTACAACAGGGCGGGTTTGAAAGCTCAGCCTATGGACTTGGTTTATTCGCTCCTGGTGATGATAAGGGCACATGAAGAGTCCGATACAAAGAGCAAGCGTGTTAAAGCCGCAATCCGTCGTCAGTGTGAAGGGTGGGTGTCTGGTTCATTCCGTGGGGTGATCCGCAATGGCAAAGACCCACAATGGGTGCGTTTGACCACTGAAGGATGGGAGTTGATCCCGGAGCGCGTCGCAGCGGTAAAACGAGCGCTTGAGCTTTATCGTTTGGGACTCGGTGCCGGTCGTGCTGCAAACATCATGCATGAAGAGGGATATCAACTAACCGAGGGAGGAATTTCCGGACTACAGATTTACCGGACGATCAAGTTGCCCGCGCTACGTGGTGTAAAGCGGCTGAGTCTTGAGGGGGAGGACTACGAACTGGAGGAATATTACCCGCGTGTCCTGTCCGATGCAGAATGGATTGATTTGCAGCATCTTGCTGGCCAACGGTTGCGTCGTAGAGGAGCTGGCGAGATACCAGGCATCATCACGGGGGTCGGATTGGCATATTGCGGCTACTGCGGTACGGCGTTAGTGGCGCAAAACATAATGAAGCGTCGGCGAGTTGACGGAAGCATTGCAGATGGTAATCGGAGGTTGCACTGCACTTCTTACAGTAAAAATGGCGGGTGCTCTGCCGGCGGAAGTTGCAGCGTTGTGCCAATTGAGCAAGCGTTACTGAAGTTTTGCACCGATCAGCTCAACCTGCAGCGACTGATGCAGCCTAGCGATGATGGTCATGCCGTCCATCGTCAGCTTGTGAATGCAAGGGCTGCTGTTGCAAAGATCACCGGTCAGTTGGGCAAGGTGACTGATGCACTATTAGCGGACGAAAGCGGCGCCGCTCCTCTGGCGTTCGTCCGTAAGGCAAGGGAGTTGGAGTCACAACTTAGAGATGCTGAACAGAGCGTTTCAACATTGGAGTATGAGGTGGGCTCAATGTCAGCAGGGGCCGCTCAACCAGTGCAGGCTGAGCGGTGGGCGGATCTGGCTGCTCAGGTGGAAGCAGGGGACTACGGTGCAAGAGAAAGTGTCAGGCAGTTGGTTATGGACACATTCAGTCGAATCGTTATTTTCATGCGAGGCGTGGATGCAGCTGACCGAAAAGGTCTGTTCATTGATGTTCAGCTTTTCTCCCGCACGGGGCAGCACCGGCTGCTTCGGATTCATCGAAAAACAGGGTCGTGGGTGGCGAGTGAGGACTGGGACTAGGCCAAATATTGCATGGGCTACATTTCAGATATACTGGCTAGATATACAGTATTAGCAGGATGCTTTTGTGCTTCAGCAAAACCGTGTTTTTCCAATGCAGCCGTTCACCCCATTCGACCAACTTGCTTGCCGTATTTACCGACAGGTCAACAGTGCCTCCGCCCAGGTGCTGCGCCGAACATTAATACGGCGACTATCCAGCGAGCTCTCCGACGACTGGGATCGACTTCTTGAGCAATTGAATGACGAGGAAAGCGTGCGCTTGAAGCATCTTGGGGACGGCGTTGCGCAATTGAGCTGGACGAACCATCATCCATTTTAATTACCTGGCGGGTAATAAAAATCAAAAAATATGCCGCAGGTGTTTGACATACAATTAGCCTGAGGCTAATTTATCTCCATCAGTTCAGGTCAACGCACCGCGTTGTCCTGATCGTTTTGGAGGTTTACATGATGTACGCCCTTTGCCTTTCCTCGGATGCGCGTTCTCAGTTGTCGGCTCAGGTCACTCAGAACGGCACCTTTTCGCACCATTTTTTTGCAGACGATGTTCGCCTCTGCGCGACCGCCGTTGTCGCTATTGAGCAGGGCCTTGAAGCTATATCTGTTCAGGTCAGACTGGGTAGCACTGTAAACAGTCTCACCATCCCAAATTCTGAGGACGTTGCCGAACGAATCGCCTGCTTTCTGGAGGAGCTTGCCATTTGTGTTGACCCGAGAATGACGCCAGACGCCGACGCGCAATTGACCATTTCCATCTTGGAGCCAAATGCGAAGCGACTGTTTAGTCAAAGCATCGAGGGATATCGGAGTGCAAATGCCGACCTCGATGCCGCAATTGCAAAAGAAAACTGGAGTGCGATACACACAGCCCAGAGTCGCCGTGATCTCCACGCCAGTACCATCGCTTTGATCGTGAACAAGTGCTCTGTTGGCATAGAAGTAGGGGTAAGACCATGATTGGAATCCCCAAAACTGACACACTGGAGCTTGGCCGTATCAGTGCCAACATCAGCAGCGGTTACGAATTCAGCACAGCCGATGGCCGTCCAGCACGTCTTGCGATTATTGATGACAATGGCAATGTGATCGAAGCCGGCGATGCTGTTGCACGCGAGGCGTGGAACGTGTGCATCGCTGTGATGAAAAACTTCAAGATCGGCCAAGGTCATATCGTGGTGCACAGTGCCCCGCCTGGATCAACTCAATCCAATGCAGGCAAGTTATTTCCACGTAAGGCTAGAAGATGAACTGCGAAGCTGGCCGGAATGTTTTAAGGCACGCCGGCTGGTTGCTCGCCACGTTACATGCCGGTGATCTTCGCATCGATCGCACGGCCAATGATTTCCCAGGTGCCGTCCAGAGCTACTGCCTTGTACTCTGGATTGAGTGGCACCAAGTAGCCTACACCAGCATCTAGGTTGTATTGCTTGAAGGTGGTTTCGCCGCTGACAGTGTGGCGGGCGATGTAGAACTTGCCGCTGATGAGGTCAAATCCTTCAGGGCGAATCAGTATCGGAGTGCCCTCTGGGAAGCTAGGCGGAGTGTCCGATGTCATCGACTTTCCCTTCACCTTGAGCCAATAGCCACGTGGCCCTGCGTTTTCTGTAGACGACAGCCAATCATCCGCAATCCCAGTCGGGTAGCAGACGGAAGATTCGATTTGCTCGCCGGCGGCCACCCATGAAATCAATGGATATTCCCGAGCCTCTCGGTGCGGTTGCAGCATTGGGGCAATGTTGGAATGACTACTTGTAGCTGCCATACCTTCGATCTCGGCAGCAAGGCGCGGGCTGAAGCTCTCGACCGGTTCGTTTAGCAGCTTCGCCAGTACTGAGGCGAATCGGGCGTTCAGCGCATTTATACCTTTTAAATAGTGGTTAACCGACACCGGCGTTATGCCTGCGGCATCGGCAATCTTCCTTTGATTGAGCTTTAGAGCGTTCTTCTTCGAAAGATAGAGCTCGTGAGCTGCTTGGCATTCCGCGAACAGGGCAGGGGCGATGGGCTTTTTCTTAGTCATTGTCGAAGTATAAGCCGCTGGCTAACTCAAAAGATTAGCCGTAGGCATTGATAAAATATATGTTAGCGGTTAATCTTTCGGTCATTCATCAATCTTAGGTGTATGACATGGAAGAGATGTCCCTTAGTGATTTAGTGCAACGGATGGGTCAGGCTCCTGTCGCGCGTGCGCTCGGTGTGAAACCGGCATCTATCGCGAAAGCTATAAGAACTCATCGAAACATCACCGTAACGATTGGTGACGATGGTGCTTGCGCAGCTCAGGAGACCCGCCCGTTCCCTTCTCAGGAACAATCGGGGTCACCCGATGGCCCTAAATCCAGTCAAGGGAAAGCGTTGGGGCAGCCTAAGTGCGGTGAACTGCCTTGACCACGTCCAGACACGGACAGTTGTCCATTTCCCGTGATCAAGTACTTGTCGCTCATGCCGCCGAGATGATCGCCCGAACTGGCATCAGCCAAGATGACTTCGCCCAGGCGCTGAGCTGCAATCTGCATCGTCAGATTCCTGCCAAGGCTGTCAGTAAGGACGTGCCCGACTTCGAGGTACTTGCCCTGGGCAACGACACCGCGTCGTTCCTGAGAGCATCAGGCGCCTGGTTGCGTCGAGTCGGCCGTTGGCTCAGTGGCGAGGTTGATCTCCCGAGCTGGCTCGAGGAGTCCTGGGTAGACGCACTAGAGGGTGACTTTAAGGACTGCTGCATCAATGAGCTGGCCCACCGTCACGGGCTGACCGGTGCGCGCGAACTGGATGGCGATGGCAATCCGCTGGGAGCGTTCGGCCAACTGGTAGCCCGGTTGGGCAATACGGTTGCCCTGGGCAGCGAGATTCTGGCTGATGGCCGCATTGACCTCGAGGACCTGGACAAGCTGCCTGAGTTTGTCGATCGGCTACGTTCGGTCGAGGCTCGTTGCAGTGAACTGCGCTCGCGTGCCGAAAGTGTTCTGCTCGATCAGCCGCTAAAGCACCACCTGTCCCGGGTGAACTAGCCTCTGTGACTTCCCTGGACAAGGACATCCACTCGCGATCGGCAAGCAGCCGCAAGGGCAGCCCCAACAAGGGCCGACCTGCTATGGTTCATCGCGACAAGAAAGATCCGCACTCCGCCTTGCGTGCGCCAATACGAGCCCCACGTTACACAGCTCCGCGTCGTCTCACTGCCCAGCAACTGAAAAACCCATTGCTACGCATGGCATTCTCGCGACTGAGCCAAATTGGCGAGCTGCGCGGGCAGTACCTGCGCGACTTGGACACCATCCATGGTGGTCGCCGCACCCGCTCCGAGAAATTCGACGCTTTGGCCAAGGCATCCGAGCAAATGCTGCTGCGCCTGGATTTGGCCACCGGCGTCCTGGGATGGCTTGATATCGAGCGAGGGCAGTACTTTCTCAACACCCAGTGCGGTGTAGCTGAAGATAGCGATATGTCCCCAGCGTCTCTGAATCGCCTCATGCACAGCCTGGACCTGGCCGGTTATGTTTACCGACGCATTGAAAAAGTGCAGTTGGAAGAAAAGGACGAGGCAGGACTTAACTTGGTGCGGACGCGCGTACTGGTGCGCTTCACTGAAAAGTTCTTCGCTGATCTTGGCGTGCGCTACCTTTGGTTTCGAGCCAAGAAAGCGGCGATTAAGAAGAGGGAAAAGGAGCTTCGAGAGATCAGCGGGCTTCGCGCAGCGCGTCAAGAAAAGGCCTCTTTAGAGGAACTACGGCGACAGCAGTCACGTAGCAACTGGGAAAAGAGCGAGGCGCGCAAGGCGGCTCAGACCCACAGTCAGCCGGAGATACTGACCCCGGCTGGCGGTTCGCTCGGGGGCACCAAACCTCCCCTGAAGCCCGACAAGAGCTCAGGCGACGTTGACCAATCAGTTGCACGCCTACTGCGTAGCATTCAGGTCAAGAAAGACTCCACCCCCCCGAAATAATCGCGGTTCCCGCGAGGCCAGGTCACGCCTGTCCATCGAAAAAATACCCCACTCCTGTGCTAACTCTGCCACGAGCCATCGTCATGCCGGCAAACGGGCACGTTCGCACCCATTTTCCAGCGTCTTTTTCCGGCGGTGTCTGCGTTCGCCCCAAGCATTCAGGATGCCTTTGAATTAAATGGAATTTTAAACCCCACTCAGCATCCCCAAAGGGTATAAAAAAGAGACTTTCGAGGTGTCCACAGGGTCGGTGTGTTGGGTACAAGATGATGCCTTCGCCCAAGGGCTCAGTTCGCTGCGCTCAGCTTTTTATGAGGATCGCGGGCTACGCGCCCGCCCTGCGGCAGGGCAGTGCCCTGCACCCATGCTGGATACCCTGCACTCCGTGCCGGGGATCCAACGAGCACAAAGCTGTAATTGGGCGCGCCGAGGTGAGCTGCAAATTTCACTGGCGGTGGTCGCGGGCTCGATCGGTCGGCGCTGCTGGAAATTTTGGATGGGGTTTTGTCGGGCAATCGGCCGCTACGCGGGTTCCGCCGCGCCGAGATTGTGAATATCAGATGAGATTGTGTTGGCGGCTTATATGCCTGCGGTGCAGGCATTCCGAAGCGTGCTTCGAGATCAATGGCGAGATATGCCCATAGGGGACACGGGAACGGAGAGGCTTGGGTGTGTCGAGGAGGTTGCGAACCTGATCCTGTGGTCAGCCTCGTTGCGAGGAGCCTACCTGCAGGAACAGTTCTTGTTGTTGCTCCGCCGGCAAGCTTCTGATTCGCTCCAGTAGGAGTGTGTCGAGGCGGTGCCCCGGCGGCCGCAGCGAGTGCTTGAAAGTCAGTTCGGACACCCATGTATGTCCGCACTGGGCGTCCAAGCACTGGCAATACAGCTTCACAAAGCCCCGGGTAATTTCCTCCCGTGAGCTGATGCGCCCTTTGTGGTCGCAGGCAGTGCAGTAAATTCGCATGTTTCCCTCCCCAGGGTTGCAGAGCCACCATTATGCCGTCGACTTTAGTGATAATCACCAAATACTGTCTATTTATTCAGTAGTTTTTTCTTCTTCTGTCGGGCTTTTCCAGCTAATTCTCCTGTCTTGCCGTAAGGAGTCGTTTACCTGGTTAAACAGCTGACAGATCGGTCGGATCTCGTTGCTGGTGTATACCCGATCGATCTTCTCGATATCACCAAAGCCCGCGTTATTTTCCGGAATGATGCCGGCCAACGCGGGGTTCATCCGCCATGCCGCAATCACGTCGTTACGCGTGATGTTCTTGACCTTCTCCAGCTCGTCCTTGGCCTGGAAGTCTCCCACCGGGATGATCTGAATCGCTTTCTCAGTACCGCCCGGGATGTTCACGAACAGCGATCGAAAGTTACCCACACCCTTGCTCGCACTGATTTGCTCGCGCAGCGATACTTCGTCTTCTTCGGTCAGGTTCGGGTCGTTGGTGTAGAAGATGTAGCCTGCGTGGGCGCCGTTGCTGTAGTAGCGTCGGCGAAACAGGGTAGCGGCCTCATTGAGCAGCAGCGCCTGCATGCCACCCAGGTACTCGGGCACGCCGTAGATGTTTTGTTCCACGTCATAGTTCATGACGTGCTCAACCTCGTCTTCGCTGAACTCCAGCTCTTTGCCGTCTTTCTGCAGCATCACAAACCCGCCACCGACCTTTACCCGCATGTTGATCGCCGGCAGGTGATCCATCTCCAACACTTGGCCAAAGGCATTGCGGTTGCGGCGAAAATACGCCTCGCCGAACACCATGAAATCCAGCGCTGCACAGCTCATGGTTTTGATCGAGCAACCTTTGGACGATACGAACTCACGCAGCAACAGGTTGCGTTTGAAGCCCGGAATAGCGCCGTGATGCGCATTGGCGCGCAGCAGTTTGGCCAGCCCTTGGCGTGACACCGGTGGCGTGTAGGTTCGTCCGTCGTGGGTGGCGAACACGCCCAGGTAATGCCCGATGTTTTCGGATAGCACCTGTTCCGGCGCACCGAATGAAAAGGCCCGCATCGGACCGGTTGCCGGTGGTTGCTGCTGATTTTTTGCTGGTTTGCGCATGGGTGCTTGATCCGCTGAAGGTGTAGCGGCTGCGCCGCTGTTTGTTGGTGTTGAGGGGTTCATGGGCGAGGGCGTGCATGATCGCCCAGGCAATGTCGGCGTGGCCGGAGGCATCGGTGC